CATCAATGCTCTGCTCGATACGGTGGAACCAATCCTCCACGAGCATGGTTTGATTCTATTGCAACCCGTCAATGGAACTGATGTGGTGAGTCGAATCATCGACATCGAAACAGGTGAGCAGATTGAATCATTCATGACCTTGCCTCCCATCGCTGACCCTCAAAAGACACTCGCAGCAGTGACCTATTTCAGACGAGGAACGCTTCAGTCATTGCTTTCACTTCAAGCAGTGGATGATGATGGCAACACTGCGGCAGCAGCAACAGGCAAACCAAAGATTGACAATGCAAGATTCGAGAAAGCAGTTGCATCGATTGAATCAGGCAAGTACACTGTTGACCAATTGGTTGCCAACTATGACCTTACTGAAGTTCAACGCAAAGCATTGGCACTATGAAATGGCATCCATCACAAATCGGGAAACTGATGACCAACGGAAGAGGGAAGTCAGAAATGGGAGAGACTGCCAAGAGTTACATCAGGCAGTGTGCAAAGGAGGACTTCTACAATTACACCACCGAACTCAACAACAAGTATATCTTCAAAGGTAGGGAGCAGGAACTCGAATCCATCTCCCTACTCAATGCAGTTCGATTCACTGACTACCGCAAGAACGAGTTGACTATCGAGAACGACTATCTCATCGGTACTGCTGATATCGTACTGGAGGACAAAATCATTGATGTCAAAACATCTTGGTCATTAGACACATTTCCTGCCACATCAGATGAGGGATATAAGTCAGATTATGAATGGCAGTTGAGAGCATACATGATGTTGTACGACAAAGGCATGAGTGAACTTGTGTACTGCATGGTGACAACATGGGATGAGTTTCTCAACGAATGGGAGAACATCCAACTGCACCGAGTTGACCACATTGACCCCGAGAAAAGAATCACTGTCCTTTGGTGGGATAGAGATGAGGACAAAGAGATTCAGATGATTGAGCGATTGAAACAAGCATCCGAGTATTATGAACAGTATTATAATCAATTAGTAAATAAGTAGTATGAAGCACGTTATGGGAGCTCTCAATGATACGATGAGCAATATGAAATATCATATCGAAAGATTGCAAGAGTCAAATGAAAAGCTATATCAAGAGGTAACTCGATTGACTAAAGAAAATCAAAAACTAAAGAAAGAACCAATTTTAAACAAAATCAAAAACAAATAAAATGGAAGAGTTAAAAGCAAAAGGCACAATCCACCTCATCGGTGAGCCAAGACAAGTGAGTGAGAAGATGAACCTCGTTGAGTTCGTTCTATCAATCGGAGACAAGTATCCGCAGTTGGTGCAGTTTCAAGCAGTCAATGAACGAGTGAAGTTCTTGGATGGTGCGAAGCCAGGTCAAGAGTGTGAGGTGAAGTTTGACCTCCGAGGTCGTGAGTACAATGGCAAGTTCTATGTGTCATTGAATGCATGGGATATCAGAGTCAATGGAACAGTCACAAAATCAATTACTGATGCAATCGATGACGATCTACCTTTCTGATGGTGAGAACATTCGGGAGTTCATCCAGCGTGAGTTGGACTCCCGTTTGACCAAGAGATACAAAATGACTCACATGGCTGAAGATATGGATGTCTCATATTCAATGCTCCATCGCTTCATGAGTGGTCGAGGAGTTGGGGATGAGTTATATATCAAGGCCTTCCAATACTTAATGAGATGAAATACTTTATCGCATACATCGGAACCAAGAACGAGAACCTCGACCATTTGGTTGCAAGAGCAAGAGACCTGTTTGACATGATGCCAAACGTGAACAGTTGCATTGTGTTGACAGTGTCAGACGAAATGCACATCTCTGAAGTAACACCAGAGGAATTCTATGACCAAGCCGCTTCACTTAACTGACCCAATTGTGCTCAAGGTTCTCGCTAAGTATTATGAGCGCAGCCAGCTCGGCATCAAAAAATATGGGCGCACTTTAGATCGTGATGACCTGAACCTAATCGATTGGCTGAATCACCTCCAGGAGGAGCTGATGGATGCCACGCTGTACCTTGAACGCATACAAAAGGACATAACGCTAGTAGAAATAGAAGCTTTCAGTAATGGCTACCGTGAAGCAATTAAAACACGAACTAACTAAATCAGAATAAGATGAAGATAGTACACTTAATTAATGACACATACCAAGTAGTAAGTGAAGATGAGCAAACAATTTACTTTCAAGGCATTAAAGAAGATTGTGAGAGATATAGAATGAGCAGACTTTTTAACCTTTAAATCAGAATAAGATGACAGCAGTAGAATACATAAGAGAAAAACTATTAGGCAACGAGTATTGGTATGAAGATATGACATTCGACCAAATCATTGAACAAGCCAAAGAAATGGAGAGAGAAGCATTAGAAATAATCAAAAAATTTGTCAATGAATTTGATGAAGAAGGTGAAGTGTCTTGGAATACAAGAGATGAAGCCGAGAATTTTTTAAATAACCTTTAAATCAGAATAAGATGAAAGGAACAATCAAACAATATAGACCAGCTTATTTTAGCGGTTATGAAAACGAGTTAAGTAGTTTTAACTCATTAAAAGAACTTTTGAATATAAAGTGGGTTAAACAATTCAGTAAGTCAAAGAATTTTTATAGGTATTCTATTGATTTGGCTGATTCGTATTCAAGTAGCCGACATACATTAATGGCTGAATATAAAAATGGTACTGAATGGTGGGTTATTGGCTTTATAGACAAAAACACGGAAATAAAAGGAATAGAATTATTTAACCCAGAAGAAGAATAAGATGAGTTACGAACTAATAGCTAAACCAAACACTTGGGATAGGACATTCACTATCCGTCTGAAATACACCAAAGGCATCGAGAAGTACAGAACCGATAGATTAACCGAGGCAGAGTTCAATGTGATGTCAACATACACCCCAAAGGAGTGGGAGATATACCTGGACACTGCTGACAATTACAAAAAGATATGAAAGTCACTATCGAGTACGATGATAAAGTCGAAGCACTATATGCAATGCAAGGCGAGGATTGGCATGATGCGATGTATGACCTTGACCAAAAGTTGAGGGGGATAGTCAAGCATGGATACAGTAGAAACAAAGAACTAAACGAAACCGAACTTGAAGTATTCGCACAATGCCGAGATATGCTGCAACAAGTACTGAACGACAACGACCTTAAATTCAACATATGAAACTACACAAAGACGATCGCAGAGAGGAGATGGCAGCATATGGCACCATGATACTCATCAGCACCATTGGCATCGGTATTGTTATTTCAATTATCTTTGAACTATGGAACTAATCGGATACCTCGCACTCGGGTGGCTAATCGCTCACTTCGAGCCACTTCATTGGGTGATTGACTATATCTTCATTCAAGTGATTCCAAGCTCAAAGCTGGGTGATTACATTCACTCTAAATTCGGTTGCTGGAAGTGTATGTCATTTTGGACTACTTTGGCACTTTCTGGCAATATATATATGGCCGCAATCGCATCAATGGTTGCCTACATCATCTCACAATGGATAAACGACTGACACAAGAGGACATCGACTATATCAATCTGACTGCTCAAATGGAGGAGAAGGAGCGATACACCAAGAAAGTCCTGAATAAACTCAAGGCAATCAAGGTCAGAGTCACTGGTCAAAACGATAGGGAATGCTTTTGCTCGCAAATCAGACGAAAAATCTGGTACCGAGAATTCACCAACTGGTATGAAAGCAATTCTTGACCGCTACATATCATCACACTATGAGGAAGTCTATCGATATACCAGATACTTCTGCTCAAAGTACAATCCAAAGTTGACTATCGACACAGTCATCTCCAATGCATATCTCCATTGCATCGAAATCAATGACAACACCGAGGACATCGGTAAGGTCAAGAGCTATCTGCTCAACTCAATCAAGCGACAAGTCATCTGGAAAAATGTGGACAGCTACAAAGATGAGCGAGTCATGGCATCAGAGCTGGTTGTTCCGGATACATTCGATGATGAGGAGGATATCACCTATAAGATAGCCATCGAGCAACAGTACCAGGGATGGAAGTCAGCAGTCGATATCTATCGAGATGGCCTCACAGACAACATCAAGCGAATTGTGGCTGAAGCATACTTCGACAAGGGATATACAACAGCACGATCAATGGCAAAGTACTTCGATATCCCTATCACATCAGCACACTATCTCATCGCTGACATAAAGAAAACCCTCAAATCTATACATAATGAAGATAAAAGATGAATACAAAGGCAAGACGATTGTCAAAAATACCTCGCTCGGAAACATGAAGGTGGTTGTTGACAATATAGATGTGAGCAAGTACCGATATTATGTGTCAATAGGATTCGGTTATTTGTTCGAAAAGGAGAGTGAGACCGCAACAACTGAACAGTGCATCAGATATGAAGGCATTGAGGCAGATGAGCAGACCGAAGCTCCAGCACCAACACCAAAACCAACACGAAAAAGAAAGACCAATGCCAAAGCCAACACCAAACGAAACCAAGGATGACTTTCTGAATCGCTGCATGGGCGATGAGGAGGCAGTCAATGACTTTCCAGAGAATGACCAGCGATATGCTGTGTGCAATTCAATGTGGGAGGAGTCAAAGATGAGTGCATTCTCAAAGTTCCGCAGAGCATTCGCAGAGGACAGCTACTCCGACTATCCTGATTCAGTGCGTAACAATGCACGCAGAGGAATCGCACTCAATGAGGAGCTCGGCAACAAATGTGCGACTCAAGTGGGCAAGGTCAGAGGACAGCAGCTCGCAAACAAGGAGCCAATCTCGGTGGATACGATCAAGAGAATGTATTCATACCTATCCAGAGCAGAGCCGAACTTCGATGATGCTGCACCAGAGGATTGTGCATATGTCTCATTCCTTCTGTGGGGTGGAAAGACTGGATTGGATTGGTCAGAAAGTAAACTAAAAGGATTGGGATTGATATGAAAGCTGGTAGACCAAGAAACTTCGAAGAGCCAGAGGACTTGTATCAACTCTTCAAGGAATACAAAAAGTATGTCAAAGAGAATCCGAGGTATTCATATGCTCTTTCAAATAAGACTGGGAAGGCAGAACCGATTCCTCTGGAGGTTCCATTGACAATGAGTGGATTCAGAGTATTCGCACACGACAAAGGAACTGTTGTGCACGATTATTTCGCAAATACGGATGGGAGATATTCAACATTTACGACAATCTGTTCACGCATAAGCGATGAAATTAGAGATGACCAAATCAAAGGAGGGATGGTCGGGCAATTCAATGC